GTTCGCCAGGAAGATATTCGGGTTTGACACACGAACACGCGCCCGACAAGTAATTGTCAGGGTTGCGTCGTACATCTCACGCTGATAGTAAGTATATTTGGGATTGCTCCCAAATGCACCACCTATTGCGGTCACTTTCGTGAGTCGCTCGCTCGCCCGCCCCCGGATCGGTCGCCAATAGTGATCAGTGTCGGTTAGTGTTGAAACAGACGACTGGATATCAGAGATAAGAGGCCGAAGCCCGTACTCGTATTCCAAGAAGTTTTGCGACAACGCCTTCCGATGACTGACCCCACTGGGTTCCGGTGTCCGAAGGATCCGCGCTGCATCGCCGAAACGCCTTTGGCGTAACGCTCCGACGAAGTGGCCTAGTTGCACTGCTCTCCCCACGAACATGCGCCTCGCGGCGCCTATCTGCGCGATATTCTCAGCCCAGCCACTAGTTTCGCCCAGCTTAGCCTTAAGCTTCGCATAGGCGGAATTGTAGCAAAAGTTGCGAATATTAACGTAGTTCGGAATCATCGAGACACTCCAATTGGCTTCCTTTTGAGGGATACCAATTATCACGGAGCCATCCGTGAACCAAGAAAGTGTCTTAGTTGTTCCGTAATACCGATAAAAATGGTATTCAAGGGGACGGTCGATTGGCATTTTCTGACGATATCCTTGCTGACGACAGTCAGCAAAGGGTTCCGTCGGATAGCGCGTAAAAGGACCAGTGACAGGTGCAACCATTTCTAACTTCCCGCTGGGTGTTTCACCCAGAGTTAGGACTCAATTTTCTCAAAGTCAGCAAGAGCTGTGAAAAGGAGTTCACGGTACCGAAGTACCTCCTTCTCATTCTTGTGACCTTGTTCATAGTACGCGCATTCGCGCCAGAAGCGATCCCACGCACGAGAGACCAGGAAAGCGAGATCAAGATCTCGCCCAACTGCGCACTCGAGCGCGTTAGTCGCATTCATGAGGCGTTGAACGTCTTTGAAATTCAGGTCGATAGGATGAGACATAAGAAACTCCATAGCTCAAGTTGACCTCAGAAACTGAAGTCAGACAGGACCCCCTTAAGG